TAGCTGTTAGATTATTATTACCAACTACTTTTAAATTACCAGTATTTGTGTAACGCTGGTTTGTTGCGTCATAGTAAAGGAATTGACCTTCTGCGTTTATTACTTCTGCTGGGTTTGATACAGGGGAACCCCAAGAACCAGTTCCATTAGTTCCAAAATACCGCAACATGTAAGAAGGTAAATATGCTGGAACTACAGTGCCTCCAGAAGCAACTAAAAAAGTTCCATCAGGCATTCCACTTACAATAAACGAACCTCCTCCAGAGGTAGCTACAGTAAACTTAGCATTTTCAGAACCTCCGACTAATTCACCCGGGGTTCCTACATTGTTTGCTTGTTGTATTTTTTGAGTCCAAGTGTATCTATTTTGAGTATGATTATAAGTAAGAATTCTATTGTCATCGGCTTCTGTTGGAAGAGTAGCAGATACCCCTTGAATTTTATCAGCATTCCACCCAGCATCAGTTCTTGTATATCCTGAGTCTACAATTCTTCTTCTGGTTCCATCAGTGGACCATTGCAAAATTCTATCATTACCAATAGTAGTAACGGCAGCTTGTGCGATTCCCCAACCGCCATCAGAAATTGATGGTGTTGCAGAAAGAAACCTGATAACATTCCCGTCCGCTGTATTTCCAAAAGTATTTGTAGATAATGTTATTGGAGAGGCACATACGCTGTTATCACCATCACCAATCAGTATTTTATTTGCTGTAAGAGTGTTAGTTGATTTTACTCTAGGCTCCCAATCATACCCTGCCCCAGTAAAAATTAAAACATCCCCGACTGGTTGTGGCCCTGTATCAGGGTCAGGAACAGGATACCCATGTATTGAAGTTGCATCGGAACCACCGCCCCCACCAGTAGGCAAAGTGCTAGGACACCAAGCACCAATAGTAGAATTGTAAACTAGTGCTTGACCAGCGGAGGGTGCGGTTGGACACGCAGATACCCCTTGAATTTTATCAGCATTCCACCCAGCATCAGTTCTTGTATATCCAGTACTTACAGGAGCACTTGTGCTAGAATCCCATTCAAGAATATGACCATCAGTTATTGCTGGGGTCCAATTACCTATTGTATCTGAATCAACCCAAGTAACTATTCTTCCTGTCGTACCTGTTCCATCTATTGTACCTCCTCCTCCACCTGTAATAACAATCGTTGATGGGCACCAAGCACTAATAGTAGAATTGTAAACTAGTGCTTGACCAGCGGAGGGTGCGGTAACACAAATAGGTTTTCCTTGCAACTCAGCAGCGTTGGTTCCTCCCGCACCCGCGACTTTGGGAACCCAAGCGTTCAAAGAACTATCCCAAGTCAACACATAAGCATTTGTAGGAGCAACAGCAGATACAGAATATCCTACCAACCCACTAGCGTTCCACTTAGCGGTTTCATTATTTACTTCTAAATAATTTTCGGGAATTATGTCAGTGGTTTTTATTTCTTGAAAACCACTAACATTTCCATTGGCATCTCTGCCGAGTCCAATCGGTAAAAAATCGGCCATATCACTTCATTCTCTTTAGATTATCTTCTTTTTTCTCTAAACTCTTTTTCTTTTTACGGACTACATCTTCCTTTTCTTCTGCTTCATCTTCGGTTTCATGAGCTTCTTCATGTTCCGCTTCGATTTCATCTTCTTGATCATCTAGATCAGCCTGCTCCATGTCAATTTCTTCCTCTTCACCTTCGGCTGATTCCTCTTCTGGGGATTCTTCGAAATCTTCCATCTCATCATCAGATTCCTCCCCACCACCTATTTCCATCTTTAATGAAGAAATCAAATCTTCCAATTCCTTCATTTTGCCCATAACTTCTTCTTGAGAAGGTTCCGCTTCCCCAGCCTCAATTTCATCATTCTCTTCTTCGGAGGACATGGATTCTGCACCTGTCATTGCCATAGCACCTTCTTCATCGTCTTCTGGGGTCATGGCTGGAACTTTGACATCATCATCTTCCACGCTCTGTGGGGGAGGAACTTCCATTCCCATGCTAGGTGTTGGTTGAGGTGCGCCTGCACTGGCACCTTTTATCATCCTTAAAACTCCTCCAACCTTATCAAGGTCAGACGCAATTTTTTCAAAATCCAAATAATTGTTCAAGCTCTCGTTTATTAGGATATCGTCGTAACCAGCAGCCATGAAGACTTCTTGTATAACTTCGTTGCAATCAATCGCTTCCACACCATTCTTTTCATTTAATGATTCGGAAAGAGACAAGAGAACTTCTCTTTGAACTGATTTCTTGGGGGATATCTTTGCCAAGGTTTCAAATATTACAACTTGGGTATTTAAAAGACTCTTGAAAGTAACTGGGTCTTTTAAATTTTGAACATTTACCCCATACCGTTCATTCAAGTGATTAATCAACTCAGCCTTTAGGGGCTTCTTCATTTCAAAAACCAAAGATGCAAACTTTTGAACATCTGAAATACTAATATCTTTTACTTTATTCAAATTTAAAGCGTTTTTGAATGTTTCGGTTAATTGTTTCTTACTAGCTAAACAAAGATAAGGAACTTCTTCCGCAGCAGATAGCAAAGCTTTTTCGATTATTTGTTCATCGGAATAAAGTAACCCAGCTAAATTTTGTATCTTTTCGTTTGATGCCCAGACAGTATCAAAATTAGACTTATGCTCTAACAATTCTTTTTTTACCAACTCATGACGGCAAATTACATCATAAATAGAACTATCTACTGTAGGAGCTACTGCAAAAACGCCTTCTTCGGCCAATATATCGTAATCTGTTTTTGCTAGATCAAATGCTTCTGAAATAGTTTGGGACAATCTAACAGCACTGCGAATTTCTGAAATCTTAGAAATTTTAGATTTGTTTTCTTTTAAGTAATCAACTAACTGGGGAGCAATCTCTAAAAACTTTTGGAATTCGTTGCTCTCAACAATCTTGGATGTTTGGTTAAATCTATTAGCTTTCTCAGTCAACTTAGTTTTAATGTTCTTGAACTTGAGTCTAGATTCCCATAAATAAAGCAAGTCATCAAAAGATGACTTAGCCTTCTTATGAGAGTCCTCATAAATATTTTTTACGAAACCGGATATTTTAGAGTCCACTAAAATATCAAATTTGTCATCGCTGGAGAAGGATTCAATATCCTCCACGACTATGTTGTTTAGTTTTAATTGGTCACCAAACTCATAGTTACCTGCGATTACCTTATTGGACTCTGTAACATAGCAGACAGATTTGTCTTCTACATCAATTTTAAATATTGAAACATTTTCTCTTAGGGATCTACCTAAGTAATCCCCTAGTTTTATTAGCTCAGAAACAGTTCTATTACGATTTTCAAATAAATTATCAAACATGATTACTCCTAAGATATTATAAGCCGTCAATTTATATATATGTTACTATTTATCTAACTTTTTTAATTTTGTGTTATATTTTTTAATAATTCTATCAAAAACCATAGCTTTTTCTATATTTTCATTTAAAATGTTAGTTTTTTTCAATTTATTTAAAAAATTAACACTTTCTTGGGGGGCTTCTGTGGGTGGTATGTTTTCTGCACCTTCTATACCATTAGGAGGGGTAGACCCTGTTGGGGGCATAGGGGGTGCGCCTGCTGGAGATGGTGGAGCCATTGCCGCTTGCTCCTCCATTTGAGTTTGTTTTTGGCTTTCTAGTTCTTTCTTTATGCTTTCTATTTCTCTATCAGTTAATTCAAAATATTCTTTATAAATATAGGAATCAGGGAACAACATCAACCCTTTAACTGCTTGGACAACTCTAGTCTTCTGTTCGTCTACATCTAGCCTGCGCTTAGTAAACATATCAGACGGGTCAGGCAATTTAACCTTAACTGAGTTAATTTCAGATTGAGGAAACCCTAAAATAGCCAAATGCCTCTTTGCGATGGTTTCTAAACCAATTTCAATTTCATGCTGAACCCGCATGATGGTTCTAGCAAACTTAACATCTAGTTGGGCTAGGTTTGCTTTTCTTTCTGGGGACTTGTCTTGTTCAACAATAAAATCCTTTGGAATCTTTAAACATGCTAAGAGTTTATCTCGGAAATACTTAACATCATCGACCTTATCCAGATTCTGCGCTCCGGGCAAAGTTTCTATTTTTGTTTCGTTATTTCCACGATGGGGAACAAAATAATCTTCATCCAAAGACATTGGGTTTAATTTTTCGTTTATGTTCCCTGTAGCGGTATCGAAAAACTTTTCTTTCTTAAATTTTTGCTTGAGCTTCTCCATGAATGCTTCAGCCTTGCCCGTGGGCAAACTTCCAACATTAATGTAGAATATGCGGCGCTCAGGCGCACGCGAGAGGCGATAAATTAACATGGCATCTTCCATCAATTTAAGTGAACGGAAAACACGAATGGCGAATGCTGCGATGGACTTGCCGTAAGGATAGTACTTAGGATCTGATGTATGCATCCTAAAATGAACAATTTGATTCTTATCCAGCCCAATGTAAGAACTCTTTTCCATGGTGGTGGACTGATATCCGAAGGAATTCCAAGTTCCAGTATTTTTTTGTGGAATTTCTTGTAGGAAGTCGGTCAAGTACCCGTATTCGTTTTCAACTCGAATTATATAATTTGGATTTAAAACCTTAATTCTTTGAATCCCCGCTTTAGGGTTGTTTAAATCCATGACCAGTTCAATAAAACAATCTCCGTACTTGACAGCGTTTCGGGTTATATCCCAATAAAATCTATCAAGTTTAATTGTTTCAAATAACCTCTCCACTCTCTTTATAGTTAACTGGGAATTGGCTGTGACAGCCCATCGACGATTATGTGTGTCTCGTTGAGTGCAATCATCCGCGTAAATATCAAACGCTGCTCCTACTTCTGGGTATTCATCCATTGATTCGAATTGTGAATACCTATTTTTCCTGTTCATCTCCAATTCTGGGATAAACGGATTCCTAATTACTTCAGGAGATCCCCCCGGTTTGTGATAAATTACATTTGGGTTTACAATTGTATCACCACCAACAGGGTGTATTGGTGTTGGGGAATCGCTTGATTGTTGGGCCATGTATGGTTGAGCTTTTGTAGCAAAGTACCTGCTCCACCATTTTCCAAACACTCCTAGTGGGTTAAACCAAGGTGTTGCCGCTGCGGAGGAGTTTGGATTACCAAACGCCGTTTCTCCCATTTCATTTATTTGTTTCTTCCCAGAATCCATTTAATTTCCTCTGCTGGTAAATCTTTCCAATATTTGGAAACTTCTGCTTTTCTGCTTTCAATACTTAAGGGTTCTACTGCATTAGTCCTATGTTGACTAAGCAAAGCAGGGGATGTTTGGATTAGTTTATTAAATCCAAATACTGCCAATTTAAGTGCTGAAATCAAATCATCATGATGTCCTTTAGACGCTTCGACCTTGCCTCGTTCATTTATTTCAAAAGCAAGGAGTTCTTTAACTAATCTTTCTGAGTTTATGGTAACTTTTCTGTTGCGGATGGTTTCTTCCATTTCGGCCAACATAACTTGATTATTATTGGATGTTATGTTTATTCCAAAATCATTTCTATCGTCCATCCAAAGGTTTTCATATTCCTGCCTTTCAAACAACTCTGATACCAAACTAGCTCCGATCCCATTCCGCTCAGGAATTACTTTGCAAATATTATAATACAGAGCTTCTCTTGCAATTATCTCTGCAAACTCATTTATTGGTGTCTTGTTGGAATAAAACTCGGCAACCTGTTCTCCATTATAAGTATTAAGCACAACAAAGGAAGAATAATCCAACTCTCGGCCTAATGCGGTATCCACCCCCATTACATACTCGTAATAAGGCTCAGGCTCCTTCCACACGCGCATGCGCCCCTGATATTTTGTATCATACTTATGTTTGATGTTCTCGTGCAAAAACTGCAAGGATTCCCCATCAATGTAGGTGGCCCCTGTGCCTAGGAATTCCTTCTCGTACTCCTGCCTCCAACGCTTAAGACCAATGTTCTTTTTGGTAATTTCCTCAAACCGCCGAACATCGTACTTCTTGTCCTTCTCCCGGATGTATTCGTACAACCAATCATACTTTTCATTGTACTTATATTGTGGATGCTCCCACCAATCTATCTCTATTAAGTTGAATTCGTTCCGTCCAGCTTTAGCTTCTTGATAAGTATTAAAATACCAATTACCCATACCATTAACGGTAGATAAAACAAATACCCTACCACCCGTAGAAATAATTGGATAAACTGCTGCCCAAATGTCATCAATGTGTTCAATGAATGCTGCCTCGTCGATCATCAAGAAATAAGATGCAAGTGAACGGCCCGAAGTCTTTTTGGCTGGTCTAGCCTTAATCTTGCATCCATTAGATAATTCTAATGTGTGTTTGTTATCTCCACCACGGATAATCTTAGGTTGCATCCAAGGTGGAAGCTCATCATACATAATTTTAATTCTAGACAAGATTTCAATCGACTCTGTATCGCCAATTGATAAAATAGTAATTGTCTTGTTCTTTTGGAATACTGCCATGTGCATGATGTACGCACAACCTATAGTAGTACACCCTGCCTGTCTAAACTTGCGAAGAAAATTAAATCGGTTGGATTCTAAATCGTCAATAATCCGTTCTTGGAATGGAAACAAATCAAAATTAACTAAACCTAGTAGCTGGTGTTCAACTTTAATATAGTTACGAATAAAATACTTAACATCATTCTTACACTTAAGGAATTCTTCCTTAAGCTCTTCTTTGCTCATCTCTTTCCAAGATTTCTTTTTAACTTCAGGCAGCATAATTAATTTTAACTCTCCATTACTATAATAGGTATTATGAATAAAATAAAATATTTTGCTCTAATACCTACTAAGAGTACTGAATTTAAAGATATAACAAAAGATCTACTATCTTATTTAGCTAAGACAGGAGTAGATGTTATATTATTACCAAATAAAAAGTCTATTTTCGGTGCTTATACAGAAGGATTAAATTTAATAGAGCAAAAAGGTGTACAACCTAACGATGTAATTATTTTATGTCATGACGATATTGAAATCCTGAATAAACCAGAGCACTTCCGAGAACAGCTTAATTTCATAGCTAATAATCCTAATCTAGGATTTGCCGGACCCGCAGGAACTACTTTCTTGGGTAATAACGCTACTTGGTGGGATCATCAAGTTTGGCAAGCAGGACATCATAGTGGGTTTGTAATGCATGGTACAAAATTTAATCAACATACAACCTATTATGGTGACTACAGACAAGTAGTGGTACTAGATGGATTGTTCCTAGCTACTAAATATCAAACACTTAAGTCTATAAAAATGGAAAGACCCTCTACATTCGAGGGTATGTGGGACTTCTACGATTTGTACTACACAATGCAAGCTCACAAACTAGGACTTAATAATAATACTCTTCCTTTCTTTATTAGGCACGAGTCCATGGGGGATTTGGCAGGAAGAGATTCTTGGCATAAAAATCGAGAAGCTTTTATAAAAATGTACCAACTACCGGAGAAAATATGATAACACTACTAATGTTTATTCTTTGCGTTTATGGATTGGCTGCAACAATAGCAATATCTCAAATATTTGAACCCGCTCGATCTTGGATAAAAGAAAATTTTGAGTGGGGATATAAATTAATTAAATGCCCAATGTGCCTATCGTTTTGGATTGGCTTATTGGCAACCTTTGCAGGGTACCCAACCCCAACTAATTATTATATGTACAATGCGTTCATAGCGGTAGGATCAACTTATCTGCTACACGCAATAGTTTGGAAATTAGCGTTGAAGGATAAGGATTTCTGATAAAAACGGCCCTAGTTAGTTTAAATTCTAACTAGGGCCATCTACTGCATCCCCGACTACAACGAGCAACAGGGCGAAGCATATACTGCACTGAAGTCCAAATAGCCATAATAATTACCTCCCTCCCTACTATTATATACAGGACCAACCCCAGAAAGATAAAAATTATGCACACACCCAAGCCAATTAATATTAGCATTTCTACCAGAAGATGGTATAACCCCGACCAAACACAATATGTAATCTCCATGGAATATAATGGAGAACTTACAATACTTAAAACATACTCCAAGTCTAAGAAGAGAGCCATGGAATATCTAAGAAAGCTAAGAACTGGCTCCTATAAATGCAAGGAAGTGAACCAAGAACCATGATAGACTTCCTAATGACTATAGGCACCATCTGCATGGCAATATGGTTCTTTGCTACCATGTGGATGGTCGCTGATTACTGCTCCAAAAAGAAGTGATACCCTCTAAATTAGTCCAAATCTCGTTCTGCCTCATACATGGGACCCAAAAATTTTTAGGATTGTTTAAATTCTGGAAATAGGGGACCCAAATTTTTTTAGAGGTTGGTTTAATTTTTTTTAGGGGAGGTAAAATTTTTTTAGAGGTTGGTTTGAGTTAAATTTAAGGGAGTCACATGATTCCTACGGATATGGCGGCTGGCAGCTTCCCGTATGGTACCTAAACCGTCAAATTCTCCGGTGGTAGTTAGGTAGTTAGTAGGTAGTAGCGGGGGGATCGTCCTAAGTCCTTAGCTCACAAGCACTTACGATCAAAACAATTTCAAGAATGTTCTTGCGATTCAAACCTACCTAGCCGATAATACATACATGAACAAGCTACCCAGCAACATCAAGTACATCGTCGGCATCCGCACTCTGGTCGAAACCACCTGCGGCACCTACAGCGGCGAAGAGGTCTACAAGATCGGCACAACCTTCGAAACGGTGGGCGCGGAAAAGTTGGTTACGGCGAAGCGCAAGGCGGCGGATATGCGTCGCTGGTACGCTAAGGGCTACTACCCCCGTGCGAACGGTTGGAACTTCGGCATGACCCCCGATCAGTTCGAAATCTTCATCAAAAAGGTCTGAGATTGTTCTTGACCCGTCCACCAGTCCTAGCCGATAATACTACCATGAAGGACAACGCACACTACCCGTTCGCAATCGTGGAAACGCCCTTGAACCGCTCCCAGCCTAATGTGAAGATCTTCAAGATCGTGGAGCATATGGGCGAGGATTCAATGGGCTATCCTATCTTCTATATGTACGATAAGCCCTTCCGTGATAAGGAACTGGCCCAAAAGGAGATCCGCAACTGGCTGTATATCCAAAACCGTGTTCTGGAAGGCGTGGAATGAAGAAGCAATCTTTTAGCTGGGAATGGGTTATCGCTGCCTTTATCATCGGGCTAACCTTTGTAATCTAAAGGAGTTATGGCGTTACGAAATCGTAACAGCCCCCGGCGGGATCGTCCTAAGTCCTTAGCGCACAAGCACTTACGCGCACAACAATTTCCAGAATTGCCCTTGCATCCCTCCCTAGGTATGGTATAATACGCACATGGAAACTAATGAAAAGAACATCGTGCTAGGCTTTGCCATCGTGTGCGCTATCATGTTGGCGATGATCGTGGGAGTCTACTGGATCGAGCAAACTACCAAGTCGCAATCGTGCGAGTGTAAGTGCTTTGATAACGGGTACTTGCAAGGGTGGGAAGATCTGGAAAAGTACTTGACCCAAGACCTCGAACCGGATACAATCAAGGTCACGCGGTCACGCGAAGACTACTGAAAGGCCCATATGATCAGCAACGAAGCAATCGAACTCCTCAAGCTCCAGTCGGAATCGCTCGCCATCGCTACCATGATGCGAGACCGTTGGAAGGATGCCGACGCAGAAGAGCGTACCCACCTCCTCAATATGTACATCGACAGCAGGCGCAAGCTCCCCCGCCTCTTCAATGGGAAGCATCTCGGACACTCGGAAGCCCACCAAGCCAGTCGCTGAAAGGAAATCGCAATGTATTACACCAAGGAACAGCAGTTGGAAAAGGCTCTGATGGAGTTCACCACTCAGGTGATGAAAGCCACACTTACGGTTGCGGACGATCTTCGCAAGGATGGGCAGGAAGAGCAGGCTAAGGCGTTCGCTACGGGCGCGGTCTGCATGGTGGACGCAATTCAATTGAAGCTGCTGCCACAGCTTCGGGAGTTGATCAAGGAAAATCCGCGATATTTCGAAAACAACAACTGACGCAAGTCGTGGCCCTGTAAGGGGTTACGGCGTTACGAAACCGTAACGGCTCCCGGGGCGGTCGCCCTAAGTCCTTTGCTCACAAGCACTTATGACGCTAGGAAATCCCAAAGAATCTCCTTTTCTTGCTTGCACCCCCCTCCAAGTATGGTATAATAGGGGCATGAAGAATCAGACGCTGCTGCGCGAGGACGATTGGAAACACGCCGAACTCATCTACACCGAAGGGCAGGAGGGCTGGTGCTACGCCTACCAGACCGAATACGGCAAGCAAAAGGACGAATGGCAAATCTCGGCCATCACCTTCGCCACCAAGGAAGACGCAAAGCGGCACATCTCCCTGATGATCCGCAACTACCCGCGATCCTTCGGGAACACCGGATTCATGGTTGCGCGGTGTACGGTTGAACGGTATTCTTGATACAATCTCACGCATGGATCATCTGGACACGGAAAGAGATACAATGTTACAAATCAACACCAAAACCTACAAGTACGCGGTCGAGTGGCTCCCCGAATCGGAGGAATGGACTGGCTCCCAGTTGAGTCTAGCCTACGGGAAGGATGCCGCAAAGAGCATTCAAAAGATCATCGCGGACACCGAAAAAAAAGAACCCTTCTGGAATCTGTTCGGCGGCACTATTGAACTCACGAACGGAAACCGCTACCAAGTCTTCGCCAAGGGGGCCATCAAGTGAAAGCACATATCCGCGAGATCGAACATAACGGGTTCACAATGTGGACTGTTCAAGTCTACACCCACGGGGATCAGGCGCGAGAGCGTTTCACCTTTAAGACCCGCGAGGCTGCTACCAAGTGGGTAGAGGAGTTTGCAAGAGCTTTCCCGAAAAGTTCGGTGCAATACACGGTGTCGTAAGTTGTGATCCCGTAAGGTCTTAGGATGTTACGGGATCGTAACGCCCCCGCCACCCTCGTCCTAAGTCCTTTGCTCATAAGCACTTACAACCGCAGAAAATCTCGAAATGCCCCTTGCAACCCCTTTTCCGCATGGTATAATACATACATGAACAACGAACTCGAACCCTTCGACGACATCCAATGCGAAGAACTGATCCCCGAGCATTGGGAGGGTAGCCCCGAGGAAGAACCCCTCACGGAAGCCGAACTCGAAGCCCAATCGAAGGCTCACCTCGAAGCCCGTACAGGTGAGTGGGAGATCGAAGCGGCGCGGGAAACCCTCAGGGAAATGATGGCTTTTATCGAAACCCTGAACAAGCCCAACGGTTAAAAGTGCAGGTATACAACGCGGGTATCATTCATCCTCCCTCCTAACCTCTGGCGATACGGCTCTGGCTAAGTGTACATAAGCTATCCAGTCCCTCCCAAGTTTAATGCGAAAGGCTCTGAGTTGCCGTGTGGTATATCTAAAACTTGATCGGCCCGAAATAATGCTAGCTAGGGCCGCTAGAGTCCTAACCTCCGATGATCAAGGCCATCAACGGGGGTTAGGTTTTTTTATGCCCATATCATGATGTTACGAAATCGTAACGCCCCCGGGGCCGCCGCCCTAAGTCCTTTGCTCACAAGCACTTACGACGATCAAAACTTTGGGGGAATTGTGTTTTCAGGCTTGCATCCCTAGCTTGCGGATGTATAATAGGGGCATGAACCAGTTCACCTTCCTCGACCGCGACACCATCGCGGCCACCGTTCCTTCCGCCCTCGCCACTACCCATGACGGCCTCCGCTCGGATCGCTATCGCTTCGTCCCCACGGTCGAAGTGATCGACAGCATGGAAGCCAATGGCTGGGGCGTTGTCAAGATCCGCGCTCCCAAGGCTCGGATGGCTCGCTCGCAATCCTTCGGCCTGCATCAAGTCGAATTCCAAGACCGCAACGCCGTTGCGATTCAGGATCCGCGCTCGAAGGTCACCGGACGGGGCATCTTCCCGCGCATTCACATCATCAATTCCCACAATGGCGCTAGCCGTTTCGAGGTGCTCGCGGGTATGTACGCGCTCGTGTGCTCGAACGGTCTGATGATCTCGACGGGGAGCGTTGGCGAGTTCAGCGTGCGCCACAATGCGGCCTTCAGCGTCGAAGAGGCGCACCGCGTTATCGCACAGTTCCGTTCGCGCATGGATGCCATGCATGAAACGGTCGAACGCTGGAACTCCGTGCAACTCACGCCCGAACAGGCTAACGAGTTCGCAATCGCCGCTGGTCGCATCCGCTGGAACAAGCCCGACGATATCATGCCGGAGCCGTCCCAATTGCTGCTGCTGAATCGTCCCGAGGATGCCGGAAACAGCCTGTGGGCTACCTTCAACACCGTGCAGGAAAACTTGATGGACGGCGGATTCAAGCGCAATCGTCGGCAGGTGCGTAAGATGACGCATATCCGCGAGTCCAACCGCATCAACATGGAACTGTGGGATCTCGCGGTGCAAACTGCCGCGCAAGTGTAAGCCTTAGCGGTCGGAGAAGCTGCTAGGCTGAGGGGGTCGGAGCAATCCGGCCCCCTTCTTTATGTCCACACAAATCCGAGAATTCTTGCGAGCGTAAGTCGTTATGAGCTAAGGACTTACGACGGGCGCGCCGGGGCCGTTACGAAATCGTAACGCCATAACCCCTTATCCCACAAGCACTTACATCAACAATATTTTCGGGTTTTCTATTGCATTCCTAGGTTAGATGGCCGATACTTAGTGCATGAGCCTCACCAAACTCGCGCACGCGGAAGGTCGCACCCTGTTCCCCAAGTCGCGCAAGGGATCGGACTATACCTCCCGCGTTCTCAAGCCTTCCACGAATATCAAGCTGGGCAAGGTTATGCGTAAGATCTGGCCCGATGCTAAGATCCTCACCCTTACCTTGGAAGAGCGTAAGACCTGCCCGTCCGATTGTGCGATGTGGTCGAAGTGTTACGGGGACAATATGCCGTTCGCGCATAGAATGAGCATGGAAGATTCGGAACTACGCGCTAGGATTGTGCGCGAGCTAGAATCCGAAAAGGGTACGGTCGCGGTTCGCCTCCATGTGCTGGGGGACTTCTACTCTTCCAGCTATGTAGTCTTCTGGGCCGATATGATGCTGCGCTTCCCCAACTTGCGCGTATGGGGCTACACCGCACACCAACCCTCTAGCGATATCGGGAAGACGATTCGCGGGTGCAATATTGCATTTGAAGGCCGTTTCCTAGTGCGCTTCTCGAATCAGCCGAAGCCCGTAGAAGGTGCGGGTATCTACACTTGCGCCGTGGATGATGCCGACGGCGACTATATCACCTGCCCCGAGCAGCTAGGCAAGGTCGAGGATTGCGGGAAGTGTGGCCTGTGCATGAATCCGAAAGTCAAGAAGGGAATCAAGTTCTTGAGCCACTAGTGGCGAGCGTAAGTCGTGAAGCGCAAAGGACTTACGACGATGCGCCCGGGCGGCTTTGTAAAAATCCTGTAAACCGCCACAAGTCAAGCTCTCACAAGCACTTACATCAATTAAAATCATTGCAAGTTCCTATAAGATGGCACAGGTTTTGAAAGTCAAGGCTTGCGGAGATTCTAGCCCCTATTCTCCGCAAAACTTAAGGGGAATAACCCTATGATATGGTATGAATAAAAGAGTCAAGGCGTTAAGTCAAGAGCTAGAAGTCTTAAATGGGTCTATGCTAGCAGTTGAATTGATGCTAGTGCGTATAGATAATGATCCAAAGCTAATAGAGCTAGGTCAGAACTACTTAGATATACTAGATATAGTCCAAGAATATGTAGCCAATAAATACAATAAAGCCCTAGGAGAGCTTTGATATACTCCTTAGGGCTTTAGCTTTGATTTGAGCTAGCTTTTACAAGATAAAAGTTTTTATCTTAGCCCCTTAAATGGGCTTTGACTTTCTTCTATACCATATATTGGGGGTGGGGGGTATTGATTGCGGGGGTTTTGACAAACAAAACCTTAAGACACCACTATATGTTGTGGTTTGACTTTTATCTTTGACTCTTTTTATTCGATATTAATGGCTTTGACTCTCGGATAACTTAGATCTCTAAGGTTATGGAACGCATTAACAGGATCCCATTCAAAGTTTTGTTTCATAATAGCTTTGACTTTCTCTTGGTGATCGTTAAGTTCCATCCAATCATTTAGATTAAACTCCCATTCATAGGTAATTTGTACTTTGACTCTCTTGTTATGACTCTTTTGATCCATAGTTTGCTTTGACTTTCTCGTTTTGGGAACTTTATTTGCTTTGATTTTTGTTTGAAGTGGGAAGTAGAAGTTACAAGTGAGAGTTTTAGTTTACAGGTTAGGCCATAAACCTAACTTTGACTTTCTTTGACTTTTATTTACTTTTGGGGGTACAATACATCCCAAATATCCAAGAATTCTTGCATATTATTCACTTTGACTTTTACCTCAATAGGTTCAGCTAGTTCCAACTTACTTTGACTTTTATCATTATTAGAATTATCTTGCCCTGTGCTTACCTTGCCATCTTTGACTCCAGTCTCATGGAATAGCAGATCTTGGTACATTTGCTTGTACTTAAGATACATTGTATGGTAGTAGTCAGCTTCTTTAGATACTGTCTCTAAGTCTTTATTGAGCTTATCTACCATCTTGATAAGGTTATCAACAGACTTTTGTAGGATGTATTCTTGTGTATCGTTCATTTGATTTCCCTTAGCTTATTGGATACTTCTTCTAGTTTGGCTAGTTTCTTACCTAAGAGGTTACATACTTCCTCTACAGACAGTCGATTTAAGATATCTTCTGGGAGTTTATTTTCGATGTAGTCAGTAAGAGCTTCCTTATCTTCCTTTGATTCAAAAGACGCAGTTACTGTATAAACCCCTGTCCAGATATACGCAGAATAAGTCTTGGCTTTATTCTTCATTGGTTAATGTTGACAGTCCTGATCATCGTACAGTCCCTTGTACTTAAGATACATTTCACGGTAGTAGTCAGCTTCTTTGATTGCCGTCTCTAAGTCTTTATCGAGGTAGTCCAGAAGAGCGTCCTTATCTTCCTTTGATTCAAAGGATACTTTTACTGTATAATAACCTGTCCAGATATTCGCAGAATAAGTCTTGGCTTTATTCTTCATTGGTTTACGATTTCCTTGGATTGGTTTACAATATTGGTTGCTTGGTTTACGATTGCCTCTTGTGCCTTTTCTTCCTTTTCCTGCGCCTCTTTGGTCTTTGCAGCGATTCTGGCGATCATGTACCGCTGCCCTTGGATGTAGTCCGACACAAAAGGTTGGTTGCTCATGGTTTAAAGGCTAGTGATCTCACAGGTGCAACCATGCCATTTTCCATTTCTAAGGTTTCGCCCGATAAGAGCAACCTCGAACGGAAGAACAACCTCGAACGGAGGATAGTGTGTGAAGTTCGCTTGATAGGGGCTAGAATCTCCGCAAGCCTTGACTTTAAAAACCTGTGCCATCTTATAGGAATATGTAAGCTGATCTTGGATGAATGCCACTACCTGATGAACTTGTTCCTCGTTAAAACCAAATTCATCGGGAATGGTGATCTTGATCGTGAAGTTTTTGTGGTTGTCGTTCATGGTAGGTATTATAACCGATCAGGGGTCAGTTGTCACGGGTTTTTTGGGAAATTAATTAACCTCTGTTGCCATACTCTAGATCTTTCGTCATGTTCTTGGCATCTCGGATAAAGTCTTCACGAGTCTCAGGGCTGTGATTCAAATTCCGAACTTCTTCCTTGAGCGACATTACCATATCATTTAGATAATCACGGACTGCCCACTCTTGAGACAATGCACCTACCGTAGGAGTAGTAAGAACTTTATTGATATGATTAAGAAGATAGTTATCCTCTTTGGTATTGATCAGATGATCACGCTGTGCTTCCAGTTGCAGGATAGTGGACTCGGACAAGGGCTTGTTGTAGGTTGCGGTCTTCATGTTACTTATTATAACCGATCAGGAGGGTTTGGTCACGGGGTTTTTCAAAAATTAATTAGGCTCATCATATGACCTATTCAAGAGAGCATATTGGCTCATCCAATATTTTATCTCTCGACGGGCAACAGTTAAATTTTCATCCTGATTATCCAAGAGCCTCCGAAGAGTGCAGATCATAGCTTTAAGTTCTTGGACATCGTTGGTTTCAATGTCCTTGGGGTTGTAGTACCCGTTTAGGTTAGGCTTCATGTTATTCATGGTAGGCAGTAGCCATTTTTTGTTCATAAAATCACTCCCACACGATAGGTGAGATTTCGCAGGAGATGATCTCGACACTCAGGGGAGGGTAGTCCGTGAAGTCTGCATCATGCTCCAGCATCTCTTGGATGGCTTGCACAGTAGCTTCCATGCCCTGCTCGTCAAGGGGGGAGTCATCGGGGCAGGTGATCTTGATGGTAAACCACTTGTAGTTGTTGCTCATGGTAGATACTATAACCGATTAGGGGTCAGTTGTCACGCACTTTTTTAGAATTTATTTATACCACTCTAGAACTTCATCGTTACCATTCAACCATTCCAAAGCCATCTCTTTGGCTAAGTCTTGTCCCTGATAACCTTTAGCTCCTTTATATCTCTTATCTTCCCATCCATAAACAACATAAGTGTTTCCGTAGTCTTTGAAATTAACTACTTCCACTACCCTGTTATCTTTGGAAAAAAAGATACCATCCAAGTATTGATCCTTGATTGGTAGCCAATTATCCATTGTGGCATTCCCTGAAAGCGCAGATGTGTTCGTTCCCATAGAAGTCTTCCACATAACCGAAGAAGTCTGTATCGGTTTCGAAACTTCTACGGAACTCCCCATTCCAAGATTCTGTTTCGTTACAGATAGGACACTTAGTCCAAGTATCTTCTGTACCAGAATCGAGCAGGATATATGTTGCTTTGTTATTCATTTGTGAGGTTCCGATTTGATTTCATCACCATTCCAAACCCTGCCATTTTGGATTGTCTTGTTCACCTGAATGATCCTAGGTGAGGTATCTTCGTCTTCATAGATAAGTTCTGCGGTATCAGCAACGAGGGCAATATCGTTGACCCGCTCTTCGATCCAGAAATTAGTCATCTCTTGACCAA